CTAAACCGCTTCTCCTACACCTGCTAATACATTGATAAACAATGGTGACATTTGGACAAGAACATAACCAAGACTAGCCTTCATCAACCACCCATATCCTTTCTCGCTCATTCCGATCATTATCATTAGAGCGCTGCCAGTAACCATTACTGAAGCGATAGGTAGTGAGATGGCTACCATTAATTCAATCAAAGGATCGAATGAATTCGCTATACCTTGCCTGATCGAGTCTCCTACCACATTAACTGGAACAGCTTCCACTTCACCTGTCGAGGCGAATGCTTTAGAAGCTCCCAAGGGTAATGCTGCTGCAGGAATGGTTATCCCATATTTGCCCATCTTCCTTGTTTTCTTGGTTCTCTTTTGCTTATAATCCCCACTCATGAAATCGCCAAATTTAATTACCTCTGTTTTCGTCATGATGCCACCCCTTTACTTGATTTCACCTATTGAGTAGACATAGCCCAGCATTCCATTCATATAGCTCTCCAATTTTGGTTTACGACCTTCAATTTCCGTAACCCATAACAAATAAAATGGTTCGCCCGTCATGAGTTGAATTTGACGATACTTTTCAATTTTTCTTTTGTTCACTGCCATGGCCTGACTAACATCAACTTCGACGAATACAGGAACGCCCTTCTTTTCGAATTGTGCATCACAGATAATTGAGTGTTCTGCCCCTTCCACCTTCACTTCATTCTGCCAGCTCTTCGGCCTTTTCAAATAAATCCAGAGTTGATTCCTCAAAAGATAGTGTTGAACTTGTGGCGTCTTCTTCCTGATCACCTCACACCCTACTTGGTCTCGCCCTTCTTTGTTAAGGTAATAAACCGTTTCTAATCCATACCGATAAGAGGACAAATACTTGCTCATGGATTTTAAAACTCGGTTGGCATTACGGATACTCTTCAAGTCATGGATCTGTTGCAGCTGAGAGCGAGTCAGATAATCACACTTTTTCAAACTTAAGAGAATGCTTTCGACTCGTTTTTTCCTGATGGCTGTATTCTGCATAAGCCTCATCCTTTCGAGGTTTAATCCTGATGTGCGGCTTAACCCTTTGTTTCACTTGCCCAGCGCTCATATAAGGAGTTTGGACAGTATGACAACGAACGTTCTTGTAAATAGCTCGCCCTGGAATCATCGGCAAGTCTTCGGCGCCTGCCTGGTCTAATACATTGCTTGAGGCTGTTCCGCTATCTAAAACGAATGAAAGCCGTGTCGGAATGTTCCTTTTTACATCAATCGGTATCGACCTTGATGTTGGGTATTGGGTGGAGTACACGGGATAAAAGCCCGCCGCCCTTCCTTTTCTTGCAATCCCGGTCAATAACTTGATGCATTCAGCATCCTCGGCAATATCTGCCCCCTCGTCGATAATTATGAAGTGGCGATCCTTGATCCCCGCTTCTTTTACATTGGAGTAACCATCCTTTATAAACCGGCGATACATAGCTGACATATCTTTTTCCACTTCCTCCAGTACCTCTTTTACTTTCTTTGGATCTGTTTCAAAGCGCTTCACTTGTTTCAAGTTCTCAAATTTCTTGAACTCCGCCCCTTCTTTTAAATCAATAAGTGTAAACGTCACATCATCCGGCTGCATCATCACTAAAGCGGAGATAATCATATTTAAAAACTGCGACTTCCCGTAACCTGGTGTACCAGCCACAATTAAAGAATACAACTTGTCGAAATCATGCCAGATCATCCCCTCCCGGTTACAACCTACAGGCACAGACCATCCTTTCTTTTTAAGGAAATCATCTTTCCAATCGATTTGGTTTGCAAGTGGTTGATTATAGACACGGATCCTGAGCATTCCGTCAAAATCCAAAGCAATTTCTTTACGTGCGATTTTTTTGTTTTTTACAATGTCTCGAATCTGCTTCAAAGCTGTACGGTCCCATTTGATTTTTAATAATTCCCTCGGATCAAAGTCGATGTATTTGGAGCGAATATTGAGACCATCTTCAAGTACATGTTTTTTCTCAATGATATCCTTGGACGACATCCCTAATGGCAACTGAAGGACATATTCTGTACCTCCTTCAATTTTTCTTTTCCGATGAATACAAACCTTTTTTGTTTTTCCTTTTTCATTAATCGTCCATCCCGAATTAGAAAAAATTCGTTGGATCTTCTCCCCATCGTTGGTTGTCGGTCCGTTTGTTTTCAAGTAAGAATATCCAGCCACACCTGCCATGATGATTGTTGAACTGATTTCTACAAACATCACACCACCTCCTTTAGGTATTTATGGAATAAATAGTTGCAATGGTAAGGAATGTTCCTGACCTCTCGAAAACATTGGTATGAAGGGATTTGGAATATTCTTGATTTGTTTCTAACGTGGTATTTAATAAAGCATATTCCTGAGGAAGCTCGTCCTATTCATAAATCAATAAAAAAATATCGATATATTAAGAAGGGAATTCAGAAGTATCAAAAGAATATTCCTATTATGAGAATAGAAACAAAGATTGGAAAAGCTGTGGAAAGGTCTGGTTTGAGGAAAAATTTCATTGCTAAAAAGATGAACGTGCAACCTAATACTTTGACAAGGTGGTGTAATGGAGGGAGGATTTACTTAGACGATGCAGTCCATTTATCAAAAATTTTAGGGTGCAAATTAACAGACTTATACGAAGAGAAATAAAAAGGCCCCACCGTTTGGTGAGGCTTAAATTATGTTCACATCCACAATATCATCGAACTGGAATGAAGTATGTATTTTATCTCGTAGCCCGATACATTTCACTTTCCTATTCTGCGGGTCCAATTGCACCACTTTTACTTTTTCCTCAGAGTAATCAAACCCATTATGAAAACGTACCTCCACTGGCAAACTATCTGTCATCGCCCTCTGGAGTTTGAAACCAATCTCTTCGATTTGTTGTTCATCCAGAATAGGTTTCTCAATGCGCTCATCTTCTTTCCATACCTTCTTTATCATTTCGACGTGTTCAGGAAGCATGAGAGACGTCCACTTAATTGTCCCGCGGTCCCGATTTCGATTATCCATTGACTGCACCTTTCCTTTCTCGACAGGGATATACCGACAGAATTCCATCTTTTCTAAATGAGCGTACTTTGTTCCGTCTGTAGCAATAAGCAAGGACATGATTTTCACGTACATCAACAACACGAATTTTCCGCTGGCTCATGTTCCCTTTTCCATCGACATAAATCAACTCAAGGTTATTCCTAGTACCTACAGCACGATTCAATACTCCATTCATCTGTCGTTACCTCCCCTTTTATACGAACGCTTGTTCTGTTATTATGTATGATATCACAACTTTATGAGAAGTAAACTGGAAAATGGAGGTCTTTAAAATGAGATTTTTTAAGGATTTAGAAATGGCTATCTTTTATAATGATGAGACTACTAAGATAAAAATCAACGAGCAATGGTTTGGAGAACAAATAAGAAAACGCCCCGTTGTAGATGAACATGGAGATCCACTCATAATATCCATGAACTTTATGGGAATACCTGTGGAGTTTAGTGAGGATGTAGAGGATTTCGAATTAATAGTCGAAACATAATAAAACCCACCTTTGAGAGAGGCGGGCAGAAAGAGCAGGGCTCACCACTCACCCCGCAATAAAAAAGGATGACTTCCCCCGGTACCCTAGAAATAAGGGTATGTATATATTATGCAATCCTATATTATTTGTTCATAAAAAAGACCCACCCTTTGGAGGAAGGTGGGTCTTGCTCTGTAAGAACACTCGCTCGCTAAACTTTAATTGAACAGAGCATCTATAGCTTATCATTTATTCTTTTGTATTTTCCAGTCCCGCGTCTTCCAATGCTGAATGTAAACGTTTGATCTCTTCTTCATTCTTCTCAATCAATGCTAAGAAGTTGTGACGGATACGGTTTACAACAATAGCCGCCTCTTCTCGGGTAAGTTTTGCTCCTGGTCGTTTATCCTCAAGGTAATCATTCTCGGTAGCCTCTTCCCAATCATCTTCAGCCCAATGACTCACCTTATTGATATCTCTAGCCATTTCATCTTCCTCCTTTTCTTTATTAGCTATAGAAGAATATCGCTTCAAAGCTTCTTTGAGTGCCTTTTGTGTGTTTGGTCCATACAATCCATCTACCATTAAATGGTGGGCTCTCTGGAACCCCTTGAGTGCTTTTTCTGTCTCCGGCCCAAACGAACCATCAATCGATAAGGAATATCCCAGCTGTCGTAAATCCCGTTGTAAATCCTTGACAGAGTCACCTTTGTTTCCTTTTTCAAGCCACCCCTTGTCTAATGGATCGTAATGCTTTCCTTTATATGCTACACCGAAATACTCACAAATCCCCTGCGCATGTTCGGCAGCCACTTCCACCTGAAAATCTTCCTCCAACATAAGCAATGCTTCTCTTCGATCATCCATGAATCCATTTTCCGTTAGGATAGCCGGGCCATGGAATTCCCTAAGCACATGGAAGTTGTTCCGTTTAATACCTCGATATACTTGCTTTGTTCCACGTCGAAGATACTTGCCTACGCACTCTGCCAGGTGTCTTGTGGTGTCTGTAATCCATCCATTGTAGATATGAACAGAAATACCACTAGCCGTGGAGTAATCAAAATCAAAACTCACCGCATTAAAATGGACAGATACATAGATGTCTGCCCCATAATCATTAGCATATTTGGTTCGGTAACTAAGAGGTGTATCTGCATCACTTGGTGCGACCAAAAGAACACGGAAGCCATGAGCGAGTAAGATATCCGCAAGAAACGCTATCACTTTTCGGTTGAATTCATTCTCTCTAATGGATCGCCCAAGCTCAGAGATGTATGGCGTCCGTTTGCCTGGAGTCCCCATCCCATGACCATCATCTAAAGCTACTGTCTTTCCATTCCATTTCCCATTTTGTTTAAGCAGTTTGGCCATTATTTTAATCTCCTTTCTTGTAATACACGCTTCTGCTCTTTACCTTTTTTACTTACGTAGGTGTTTTTCCAAACCGAATAAACTCCGATACCTAACATCCCCCCAGCAACGACGACAGTTACAAAAGCGCTAATACTCGCTTCCGTAAGCCACTCATAGCGTATATTGAGAGTAGCCAAAAACCCCATAATCGCTGTCAAAAAACCTCCAACAAGTGTTGCTACTTCTTTGATTTGTTCTTTCATATTTAGCCTCCTAGATACTAATGTACTGAGATAAGAAAACAATTACTGATATCGCCACGGCAATCCAAGCTGGGAGGTTGCGGTGCCAGTTGTCTTTCTGTTTGATGATTCTTTCCACATCGTCTTTGTCAGCCTTTTTCTCCATCTTTTCGTCCCACGCTTTAATATCTTTCTTATTCTGCTTGGAAACTCTATCAGCCTCATTAGCTACCACTTGTGTTTGTTCTACTTTCTTTTTCATATCCAGCACGTTGTCCAACTTTTGGTTTTGTTGAGCAAGCGACACTTTAACATCCATGAGAATAGTCATGAATTTCTCCATGTCATCCACTTCCTTTTGCTCTGACATTGCTCGACCCCCTTAATGCAATCGTTAGGTTCGAAGAGTTATAGCACTCTCCCATATATAAGAAAAAGGATTCCCCAGATTTGGGGGGTCCTTTTTTGCATAAAAAATACGCCTATTCGGCGTTGAACTTTTCTCGTTAATTACTTTTGCGTTTATCATCGGCAGCTCCCTTTTGCAACTCCATCAACCTAGCTTCTAAGATTACATTTTGATGTGTTAAATCGGCAACCCTTTGTTTATAAATCGCAAGTACGGTGTTAGCGTCTACTTTCTCATTACTCATTCCGAATCACCTCCTTTTAAATCGGCACGAACTAAGCGTTGAAGTATCCGTACATAATGTCGCTGAACCTCTTCATCTACAGGGAGCTCCCCAGTTTCTATTCCTTCTTCTATGTCATCTATTGGTATATTTACGTTGAATAGTTCGTAGTCACCGCAATCAGTGCATTTTAATGCAAGGTTTTGATACTCGTTAAACTCGTTTTTCTTTAACGTAATTCCATTAACATCGGTGTAGTATACAGAACCGCAGCCCGAGCATTCGATCTCAAGCACAGTCTCCCTAATCCCTTTTAACAACGATACTCCTCCTTAATAAGACCAACTTCCCGTCCAGTACATGTAAGATGCGGTATTTACACGTTCCACATAGAAGTTGAATCCTTCTTGGTTGATGTAGCTTGCGTTTGGTGGCGAATTGTTGGAAGCTGCACTAAAGCTGATACTTGATGGTGCAACTGCGGATTTCATAGGGAATTGAACAAATGTCGATGCAACTGCGTCCCCATTCGCTATTCCGGACCCTGCGCCACCTACACTGCATTTACCGCTTTGCCCGTTCCTTGTTCTTAATTCTCCGCCGATGTAGACATTACCGCTTGACGCGAAGAACTCGAACTCCTCTGCACCGGAACCAAAATTCACGTTACTCGAAGCGTTAAACGTCCCCGAGGCGGTGATACTACCTAAGAATTGCGCCGAATTGTTGACGACAAGTTGATCGGACGCTATTTCGAGGATGTCGCCGTCTATTACTACATCTGCAGTCGTAGAACCGATGTCAACGTACGCGCCCATGAGTTCTATCGCCTCGCTCGAATAAAGCGAAAGATCGCCACTTGCGGAAATCTCGATATTATGGACGCTACCGGACGTAGTTGCTCGGATGTAATCGTTCTGGATCGTCCCTATACTCCCTGACGGTGTTGCTTCTTGGTCGTAGAAGAAACGGATAATCTTCGTACCTGAATCGTTCGGGGAGCCGAGTACGATTTCGTCACCGACGCTTAGGTTTGTACCTACGTTGATAAAAGCATCCGTGGTGATGTCGCCCGCCGTTACTGTTCCGAGGTCCACTGAAATAGCCGACAAATTTGATACGGAGATTTGGTTAGCTGTGATCGAATTTGTGTAGATCTGACCACCGTTAATGTACGTTGTATCTTCGTACTTCCACAGGTCAGTCGTTACTTTTGCATCGTCTGCGATGTCTTGCACAGCATTTCCGTACGTACACTTCCGTTCATACGTGCTGTATCCTTCAGGAACTCCGCCGGCCTCCCAATCTAATCCGATCCACCCGGAGTCTTGAATGTTATCCGTTAGCCAGAAGTGAGCACTTAGGTAGTCTCGAGTTGTCGAAGGGATGTAAACCTCCAGGTAGACCTCGTCATATGTCCCGTTATAAACTAGACGAACTTTAGAGAACGCCACATTGCTATAGTTAGACGACGAGTTCACCGCGATGAACGGAGATTTTCCGTAATGAATAGATGCCTCGAAAGAAACTGTCTGATGCGTGCTTGACGTGGTGTCTTTAAGCAAGAATCGTCCGAAAGCTCGGTTACCGGTGTTCTTAGCGATACGGAACCAGGATCCGGAGTTCGCTCCGTCGATAGTGCTTTGGTAGTAATAGTTATTTCCGATGGTTACGAACGCCTGGCCAAAGGTTGTCGCATCGTCAACGATATTCGGACCCTGCGGGCCTTCGATACCTTGTGGGCCTTGCGGACCTTCGGGGCCGGTCGGGCCTGTTGGTCCTTCGGGTCCTTGCGGGCCAGTATCGCCTTGATCGCCTTTGTCACCCTTCGGCCCCTCGTACTTAGACCACGTGTAGTCGGCAGGGTCGGTTCCTTCCGTCTGTGTCAGCTTGTTCGGAGCGATACCGATGTACGATTTACCGTCAGGGAAGTTAGACATCCCATTACCGTTTGCATCATCGGCGTATCGAATCCATGTGTACGTAGGGTTTCCGTCTTCACCCGGCGGTCCTTCGATACCTTGTGGTCCTTGCGGTCCCGTAGGTCCAGGGTCACCTTGCGGCCCTGTCGGTCCCTGTGGTCCAAGAATCTTCGACCAGGTGTACTCGGTAGGATCACTAGACTCGGTTGAGGTCGTTTTATTGTGTGCAATACCGATGTACTCTTTACCGTCCGGATAGTTAGCGATTCCGTTACCGGAGCTGTCGTCTGCGTATTTAATCCACGTATAATACATTTGACCGTCAGCCCCGTCTTCGCCAGGAATACCTTGCGGTCCCTGCGGGCCTTCCGGACCGGTGTCTCCCTTATCGCCCTTGTCACCTTTAACCTTCGTCCAGGTATATTTCGTATAGTCAGTCGAATCAGCTTGAGTGAAGTCCGTGTACTGACCGATGTACACCTTCCCTGTGGCGTTTGACGTCGTGAATCCAACGGAACCATCCGAGGAATCAGCGTAAGCAATGTGTAGGTAAGACGTTTGACCGTCAGCACCTTCCGGCCCCGGAATACCTTGATCGCCTTTAAGTCCTTTTGTTCGCGTCCAGTTGTAGTCCGCCGGGTTCGTGGAATCGTTAACTGTCGAGTCAACATACATACCGATGTAATCACGGTCAGGATTCGATGTAGAGAAGTTTACTGTTCCATCGGCGGAATCCGCATAAGCGATGTGCGTATATGACGGTTGTCCGTCTTCACCTGGTGGTCCTTGAATACCTTGATCTCCTTGTGGTCCTTGCAAACCGCGTTCACCTTGAGGACCTTGCGGACCTTCAGGCCCTACTAAATCCTCGGGAGCCGGAGACCATTCAGTAGCTACGTCCCCAAACTCTACCTTGATTTTGCGTATCTCTACGTCCCCTGTGGCATCGCGCATTAGTACAGTTACATTGTCGCTTATTCTATCTATCTCTTTGTCCGCCATGGTTACCGTGTCTGTTACCTTTATCCAACCGTCGGAAGTTCCCTCGGGAATAGCCTGAGACCCTAAGTCGATCGCATAAGAATAATCGCCATCTGTGAAGTCGGTTCTCAATTGGAAACCTAACCACGGATTAGTAGTCCCGTACACGAGGTCAGTCGTTCTTGCCTCGTAAGAAACCGTAAATGTACGTCCTTTAAAATCGGGCTTTACAGAATCGGCTATTTTCATTTCGTTGCTTATTCTCTCACTATTCTCGTAGTCCGTACTAGACCATGAGAATGTCTGATCGGTATTTAACATCAAGTTCCTACCTGTAGGACCGCGATCCCCTCTTTCACCTTTAATCTTTGACCACTTGTAATCATCGGGGTTATTCGAGTCGGCTTGCGTGAAGTCCGTGTAAGTACCGATGTAATCACGATCAGTAGGGTCAGTAGTAGAGAAATTTGTATTCCCGTCAGCACTGTCAGCCCATGCAGTGTGAAAGTAAGGTGTCTGCCCGTCTTCCCCTTCGGGGCCTGGGATACCTTGATCTCCTTTTTCACCTTTGATTTTCGTCCATTCGTAATCAGAAGGATCAGTAGAGTCTGTTGAGTTAAAGTCAACGTACATACCGATATACTCTTTACCTGTCGAGTCCCCTACTGAGAAATCTTCAGAACCATCGGAACTATTTGCGTAGGCGATGTGTGTATAACTAGGTTGGCCGTCTTCTCCGGGAGGTCCTTGAATCCCCTGATCCCCTTTTTCTCCTTGGATCCCCTGTAAACCTTGAGGGCCCTGATCCCCCTGCGGTCCTTGAGGGCCACCCGGTCCAGTCATCCATTTACCGCTATCTTCATCCCATCGTTTCCATAGATCTTGGTCAGGGTCAGATGTATCAATCCAAATAACACCTTTATCTTCAGGAGGGGTATCCGAATAAATAATTTTAGCTTTCGTTTTAAGAAGATTTCTTAGGTCCTTCTTTAAAGCATTCACTTCTTCTTCTGAATGTTCGAGGTATTCACCTAGGGTATACGTTTTTCTGGTACGTTTCTTAATAGAACCTTCTCTTCGTATGATCCTTGCATCCAATAACATCGCAGGGTTATAATCCGTTGCTTTAATCCGCAGATTGTCACCAATGCGAATTTTTTGGTGAGATAGACCACTTATATGCTCTATATCTGCTCCATCAACCTTAAATTGTACAGCTGCACTAATTTGTCTTTGCAACTCTTTTTCCGTAAGTTCAATTAATTTTTCTCTCGAAAACTCTTCTCCCGAAAGGCTCGGTTCAAATTTCCCCCAACGATGCTTCCCTTTTCGCACCCAATTGATACGAGCAGCTTCATTAGTAACTTCTACACGTTCCCGTGTTCCATCTTCACGGATAGGGCCTAAACCAACCAGTGCGGTATAAACATTATCTGTATCTTCAATCTTTTCAGCATCAATTAGATCATGCCCCGTCTCGATCACTCTTCCTCGCCACTCACCAACACGTTTTACTAAATCCACATAACGACCAGAAACTTTACTACCCTTGGTCTCTATCCGAAAACGGATCTCTAGTCCAAAGATTTTTGCTACTTGATGAATGGCATCAAAGGGGTTGATATCCTCTTCAAACGCGACGGTTTGGATGCTGGTATCTTGGGTAATTCCAAGCGTCCAATCTGTTCCCTTCAATACAAACGTTCCTGCAGATCGAACCGTTTGCCCTTCTAACGTGATGGGTTGAATAGGCTTGTCTACTTTTAGTTCATGGTAGGTAGCTTTGGAGTTAACCACCATGTTTTTCTTTCGTTGTTTGGATCGAGTTATAACCATTTCCCGGTAATAACCATCATCCCCCATGAATATCGCACGGTTCATCTTTCCTAAATAGGGAGCCGCCCGACCATAGGAGAACGTTTTGAAATCCAGGAAACCTCCCTTTTTGAAATCTTCAATATAATTATCTGCCCAATATTCCTCTTCAGGTATATGTGCTACAATACGATCTGTTTTTTTATCCAAGATAAATATAGTGTTTTGTGGAATAATCCTGTTCAATAGTACTCCTCCTCATAAAAAAAAGAACCCTTATGAGTTCTATCAAGATACTTTTAATCATCTGTATTTTGGTGACCAATATATCTTGGTTTGAAAAGTATTCTCAGGAAATTGAAACAGGGTATTTCCACCAGGGTATAACGAAAAGAATGAGACGCCGAATTCACCTAACTCTTCTGTCCGATCTTCCCCATTGATTAAAATAAGTCGATCTTTCATATCAATGATGACTTTATCCCCTGCACGAAGAAGGTAAGGGATTTTTTCAGGTTCCGTATGGTACTCCCAGAGAGTCACTCGATTCACTTTCATTTTGGCTTCTGTACGAGAGGGCCATTTTCTGAAAGCCAGTTGAATTTGGGTAATAGGGTTTTGATAGTTTTCTTCAACGTCTTCATAATAGTATTGAGAGCGTACCCAATCATGTGTTCCATCTGGTTTGCGGATTGCAAAGTATGGCCGAATACGTTTCTCCCCTGAATAATCATCCCGATACAATCGCATAATTCCTTTGAAATCGTTCCATCCATAACCATAATCAGCTTGGGTGTAATACTGTTCTCGATTTCCTATATCACCCAGCTGCATCTTCGCCTGAATACGTTCCATTCCTCGCCACACGTCTTCTATGCCTATTTTCGTAACAATGTGATTGTCTATATCTTTACAGTAGGCTTCAATCATGCCTGTCCCATTTCCGACGTTCAACAATTCCAATGGAATGTCTAACTGAAAATTATCAACGGACATAGGGTTTCCATTAACATCAACGATTTGTTTTTTTAATGAGGGACCTTGCCAAGCGTAAGGTTCAACAGCCGCCCCGAATGTTTCAGGAACGAAACCATCAGGAGTAGCTAGAATATTCCCCCGGATATAACCGTTGTCTACCGCATCTGCGACATTCCACCCCTCTGTGCTTGTACATAAATCATCCATTACGAGACTCCGGCGTTCGTAAGGGGGCGTGTCCAGTTCTCCTGGTTCCCCCACTCTCATGTAAGGCCCCACTGCTGAAACAAGGTCCATAAATAACGTGTCTTTAAGAACATCGATCTCAAACCGAGGCTTTGTTTCAACGGTGCCATTATTCATGATAGTTACTCCATCATTAGAAAACGTTGCATTCTCTTCATCCCCAAATCCATATGGATCCAGACATAAAAATTGAATAGTCCCCCTTCTCAGGGAAACTATTCGGTCAAAGTCATCAAGGGTGTTTTGTACAATAGCATAATACGTCCTCCCAGGCTCATCATCTAACTCTAGAGGAGCAGATTTTTCCGTAAACAGCCAATCGGCCAATTCTTCTTTCAACTGTAATGCATGTTCATCATCTTTAACTTTGAACCCAACAGGCTGTCTAATAACTAAAGGCTCTATTTCAGTTCCTTCTAAATAACCCCCAGGCATGCCAGGAACTTTTAAAATTTCTCTGGATACAGCAGCGAAAGGGGGCTTGGATCGGCCCTTTTCTAAATAGAGCCAAGGCTTTCTTATATTGTTGAATTTAAAACTTTTCCTCATCTATAAAAGCCCCCTATGACTTTTCGTTTTTTGTATTTCAGAAATAACCGGTTCCAAAGAACCACCTAAAGTATCAGAATCAAGGTATATGTCAGTATTTTTAAGCAAAATCTGTGATAACAAATAAACCGCTTGCTTTGTTTCTACGACTTGTTGTTCAAGCTTTTCATAAACTTTTTTGAGATCAATGCTATCATCTTGAGGTGTTGGCGCAGACAATTGATACGGCCTTTTATTTCCCTGATCTATATCCTTACCTGCTAGCGCCAAAAGTTTTTGGGCATCTGTCCTTCTAGCGGGGTCAGTAGGAATGATCCATTCGCCATGTCCGCCTTCAGCCAATTCATATAGACCTCGGTTCTTAACAAAACCACCTGTTTCATATCCAACATAACTACCGCCTCTGGCCATTGCTTTAATACCCGGCACATTAAACACACTTCCGTAACGTCTTTTAATGTATTGGATAGCAGCAGCCGCATTATGAACAGGGTTAAATATGTCGTTTAAACCTGGCAACTTATTCGCATTAAATGTTGGTCCAATGGTTTGCATTAAACCTTTACTTGGAATTCCTCTCTTAGCGTTAATATCCCAGTTATTTTGAGCTCTCGGGTTACCGCCAGACTCATGTTTAGCTATTGTAGACAAAGGACCCAACCAACTAGAAGGAACACCAGTTAGACCAATCGCTTGCATAAGCCATGAACCTACATCTCCACCAACGGATCCTCCGCCTCCGAGGAGACCGCTCATGAAACCTTTGACGTTATTCCAACCTTCCTTGAGGCCGCCGCCATAGTCTTGAAGGGTTCTAACCCCAATGTCTTTTAGGTTCCCCCAAGACAAACCTTGAGAAAGCCCCTCGATAATATGGACGCCCATACCTTTAAACACACGGGATGGTGAACGTATACCTAATTTCTTTTTAAAGGTTTTAATCAAGTTAGACGCTACTCCACGGATAGCCTTCATTACACTGAAGTCGCCATCATCTATCCCTTCAACAATACCGGATGTTATGCCTTTACCACCTTCAATGGCGTCCTCTTTCATCTCTCCCCATTTAGATAGGGCTTTGCCTCCAATTTCTCCTAGTTTCACCGTTAAGTCGATGCTAAACTGATCCCATTTCGATAAGATCTCTCCTGTTGCCCAATTGACTTCATCAACATGATCTTCTGCTTGTTCCTTTGCTTCTGCAACGACATCGCGGTGCATCTCCTCTGCTTTTTTCACAGATTCATCGCGTTGTCTTTTTGCTTCTTCAATAACTGTATCCGCTTCTTCTTTAGACCAAGCACCCGTCTCATCTCTTTGTAGGATAGCGTTTTGAACTACCTTTTGGTATTTCTCTTCTGCTTCCTTTACAGCACCATCTTTTGCTTCCTTACTGTTTTTCACTGTATCTGCTGCTTGACGTGCGGTTATTTCAGAAGCATCATTTCTCAAGCGTTCCATGATGGCTTTTTGTTCAACTTCCGATTCAGTCATCGTTTGAACAGCTGTAGTCTTCATTTCTTTTTGGATGCGGTTTATTTCCCTTTGCTCTTCTCTGGTGATCCCTCGGTTTTCTTCTGCAGCTGTTTCACGGATCTCTTTAATACGCGCCAACTGCTCCTGAAGGGTTTTCTTTCTTTCCTCATGACTCTCTTGCATGCCTGTTAGCATTTCTTCTTGTTCTTTTTCTGAAAGCTCTTTAGAATTCGCAAAAAACTCTTGCATCGATTGATAGGATTCATCAAATTTGGTTTCCATCGCGGTACTGATTTGACTAGTCATTTCCTCAAAAGTTTTCACTAATTTTTGGGAATTCTCATCTGTGATTTCTTGACCGCTCCAGAACAATTCATTTAATTCAGCAGTAGCTTCATCATTCAGCTTTTTATATCCTAGTACCGCTTCTGTGGTTGAATCCGAAACCTTATCTCCAAAGTCTTCCACGGCAGGGATGCTATCCTCTTGGAGATGATCATGAAGTTTCTTTCCACCTTTGATCAGTTCAGGAATAGCCATTGTAGCTAAAAGACCCATCGGTCCCATTAAACCGCCTAGTCCTAAACTAGCAACCCCTGCAACCTTTCCAACCTTTGTAAGACTTCCGGAAGCTTTGTTAAAGGACCCTGCGCTTTTGACGGCTTGATCACCTGACTGGACAGCTGTTCCACCGAATGTATCCAACTCTTTTCTTGTGTCCTTAGAACTCTTGCCCATCATCCCAAAGAAACGTATGGACTTTGAAAGTCCTCCCGTGAAAAGGCCCACGGTCCGTAGAGTAGTTCCCATTACTATAGACAAAGGTCCGATCGCTGCGGCCAATCCAGCAATGGCTAGAATGTTCTTTTGGGTTTTAGGCTCCATTTCACCGAACTTCCGGATCCACTCCGTTGCCGTTTCTACAATTTTGGTAAAAGGTGGAAGTAGATGCTCCGATGCCATAATTGACAATCCTTCAAGAGCAGACGTGAATTCTTTCATTTTTCCGCGAGCATTGTCACTCATGGTCTCTGCCATTTCACCAGCAGCTCCATTAGCGTTTTCCAGTTCTTTCGTGTTATCTGCTAATGTTTCTGAACCGCCTTCTAATAAAACAGCCCAATGTTTATATGCTTCGGCACCAAACAAGGTAGTAAGAGCCGCGGATTTCTGTTCTTTGTTCATGCCTTGAGTGCCATCTTCAATCTCTTTAATGATATCAGGCATGGATTTCATATTTCCTTCAGCATCGAAGAATGACAGACTCAGCTCTTCCATAGTGCCCTTCATCTGTTTGGTTGGCTTTGCTAGTCTGCCAAGTGAAGAAGCAAATGCTTGCCCAGCCATAGAACCTTTCAGTCCACTATCCGCTAACACCATCATAGCGCCTGCCGTATCTTCAAAACTTATTCCAAGACTGTTGGCAACAGGTCCAGCGTATTTCATAGCTTCGCCCATTTGCTCTACATTCGTGTTAGCGTTCGCTTGCGCATAAGCGAATACATCCGAGGCATGACCGGCTTGTTCCGCTTCCATCTTATACATACTCATGGTATCGGTGACTATATCGGAAGCTCTGGCCAATTCCATGTTCCCTGCAGCCGCTAGGTCGAGAACCCCAGGAAGACCGTTCATCATTTGCTGAGTGTCCCATCCAGCCAATGACATGTATTTGAGGGCTTCTGCACTCTCAGATGCACTGAATCTTGTTGTCGCACCCATATCCTTAGCTAAACCCTCAAGCTTCTCTAAGTCTTCACCTGTAGCCCCAGAAGTGGCTTGTACTTCACTCATAGCCGCTTCAAAATCTGCACCTGTTTTCATGGCCGCTGCACCCATTCCCATAATAGGTAACGTAAGCCCCATAGTCATCGTGTGGCCAGCACTAGTCATTTTTTGGCCAGCAGAATCTAATTTACCAGAAAAGTCACCGAGGTTTTGACTGAGCTTTCCCCACCTGGAATTAGCAAATTCTTGCTCCTTGCGCATTTGCTCTAACTCTTTACGAGCATTACCTACATATCGATCAAGGTTATTTAATGCAGCAGCTTGATTGTTGTACTCCCTAGCCGCTTTTTCTGCCTGCTTAGATCCTTCACCATGCTCTCGGACCATCTTGTCATATTCTGCCCGAGCTTCTTTGGTCACTTGTTTTTGCACGCCAAGCTTTTTATTCAATCCTTGAAGACGAGTTTCATACTTGGAAAGGGATTGGTCGGATCGATCGAACGCAGACATATTGCTTTTCATTTCACTATTGACCGTTTTCAATCGGTCTTTCAAACCTTTTAGCCCGCGTTCAACCTTTAAGGAATCTAAGTCGAGACCTATGGACAAACCTTCTATCTTCTCCATGTTCCCCCTCCTTTCTTAGACCGCACAAAAAAGCCCCTTATCCACCGAAAGCAGCGATAAGAGACTTTTCTTCTTTTGGTTTATTTTTTTCTGTAAGTATTTCGAGTACAAAATGGTACGGCATACTTAATATTTCATTGATGTCCTTACCATTTTTCATCATGTCCATGATCAACTTATCAGCATAGTATTTCTGCTTTTCATATGTGAAATCTTTATCCGTTAATTCTTCTTCTCCAGGAACTTTTTTGTCTCATCACTTTGGACCCCGTTGGCAGCAAAAATGATTTGTTCCTGAATGGTCGCGATAGCGTTTGGACCATGCAAACCGTTAAACAACTCTTCTTTAGTAAACTGTTTATTATAAAGACGATCTGCAATAAAAATAAGGGCCTTATCAATCTTTTCTTTTTCTTCTTTCAAAGAATTATTGCTTGATTCAAAAACTTCCTCCGCTAAATCCATAGCTTCATACACAACACTAAAATGAAGGAATGCAGGAGTAAGGAACTTTTCCGTTACAACCTCACCTTCATCTTTTACTTCTTTAACCAGCTCGATCATTTGTCTTTTTAGATTTGCCATTTATTAATCTCCCTTTCGTTTTTGAAAATAAAATAAAACAGAAGAATTTACTACTGTTTCTACTCTTCAACTTTTTTAATTAATGGACGTTTGGCCTTATTACTTTCTGAAGACAATTCTTTCAGTCGTTCCTCGGATACCCTCTTATTCGCTGGTTTGGGAAAGCGATCCCCTTTGAAGTATTCCTTGTCTTCCTCCAAATCACGGAAACTTTCAATAACTTCATATTTAGCTTTTGCCATTGCCGTTTTCACCTCTCCTATTGCTTCCACATACTTAAGGGAAGCCATTGATTGGTCAATCTGTTCAAATGTATCGTTAAAGGGCGTATGATTCGTATACTTCCCCTTGAAGAAAAGTCCTTGATGATCGTTCATCACCCCTGCATTATGATAAATGTTCGTTTCGGAGTATCGATCAACATTATCTGTTGGCCAGCAAAAGTTTAGTTCACTAGGAGTCTCAACACTTTTTTTAAAATGAAACACATTCCATAATTGCGCCCACATTTCCGCTGTCCATTTTTGGATAGGAGTATAACCGGACTCGTGCTTTCTTACATATTCTGATTCTATCTCACTCAAAAATTTAAAAAGCTTTACGGAATCTTCATAGACTTTCTTCCAGTATGAGTAAGTAGGGGATTGGATAGCCCATTGAGCACCACCGATGGGGTTATTCTTTCTGATTAGTACCGGATCCACCTCAATGAATTGGCACATCCGCTCCAGTAAACCGTCTCCCTTACTACCAATATACTCAATACTTAAATAGCTCTCACAAGATGAGGCTAACCACAAATTCTCTGTAGGATGTACCTCTGGTATCTTCCGCAAAAGAACATCACTGTCTAAGTAGAAATAGGTTCCACTTTCTCTTGCCCGGTCTTCTTCAAGATACTTCATCCAGAGGTAAGGCTTTATGGAAGGAATATATGTTTTATCATTTCGTCGATCATCATACACATGGACTTCCGCTTGATATTTCTCTTCGAAATACTTAGGGATTTGATCATCCTGCCGAGCAAACAGCAGGACAATCTCTTTAATCCCTAATTTTTTTAACCGTGTAAGGCAGACTTCAAGTTCCCATTCAAACCGTTTAATGGCTGGTTGGCATAGAATATATTTCATCTGTTAACCCCTAGGCGGAGGTCGTAGTTGTTGTAGTCGTAGTTGTTGGGTAGGACTTGCCGAACACCGCTTGGAATAAAGCATCCCGTTTCGTTGTTTCACCTTTAACCTCTTTAGCGAAGACAACTGATTTTTCATCATCAAACCCATTAACTTCCCGATCCATAAAAGCTGCTGTAATCTCTTCACTAGAAAATTCGGTTGTTTCTTGTTTAGTGGATCCTGATTTGTTCGGGCGCATAAACATCCCTTTTGTAAGACCAACCCATTCTTTGGATCCATCTTCATAAGTTTTCGCAAAAACAACAGCCACATATGGAGGGTTGTCTGAAGACCCATGTGCAAGAAGGCCGTTTGTGGATTCTTCAAGCCCAAACAATACTTTCTTATCCTCGCTGGGAACTTTATGAAAGGCAGACGTAACGGATATGTTTCCACTTGATACAGCAATTTCGGCAACTTGGTTATCCCCCCATGCCCTAACTGCTTCTTGCGGCATTTCAACCGTGAGATTCTGCAAAAACTTCACGCGTGATGGATCTGCCTTTACTATGCTAGTTCCTGTCTCATCCAGTGGGGCATAATAAAATTCTTCCACACCAGTAGACGCTTTGTAATCTTTTTCAGCCACTATAATCACTCCTTATTTATTCATAAAAAAATACACCTCATAAGGTGTCAAAATCATCTCTATATACGGTTCCCGTGTACCTGCGGGCATCTCTAAACACATTAAAATCTTTGTCCCATTCTGGAACTCCACCGCGCTGGGCAAATCCTAAGCTCCACATTAAATTCTGGATATGGACGGCTAACGATTCAGTAATTGAATTATCCTTGGACCAAACATCAATCTGATAAAGGTGACTCTCCTTCAACCACATATCATCTGCAAATTCAGCAGGTCGGGGGACATCTAAAGGGTCAATGATGATATGAGTGTTTACCAGGCTTTCCGCTTCTGGAAATTCATAAAATTTAATCCTTTCAGCTGCTTGTGCTTTGATATACGGGTCAGCAATCAGAGCATCATATATTTCTTGAAGTTTCATAACCCTCTCTTCACCGCCCTTAAGATTGCATTGCGATAGGCGTTTTCTGCATTCCTCATAGCTCGTGCTATCGCACCCTTACCAGCTGGGTTAGGGTTTTTAACTGTCCCAAACTCATTTAGGTGGATGATTCGATAACGATCATGAGGGCCTTTCCAGTGAACTTTCACTGTACGTACACCTGCTACCCACATAGGTTTAGATACGGTTATTTCCTCTATAGAGGCTCCTGTGTCTTTAAATCTTTCAAACTCAGCTTTCAACTCTTTAACAAACACTTCAGCTCCATCCTCTAACCCCTTATCGCTCACCCGTTGTAAAGCTTCTTTCCCGAATTTCTTTTCCAATTCTGCTAACAACTTAGGAAGCCCTTTAATATCTACACCACTCATTCGCTTACCCCTGCAATAACGCGGACAAACTGACGGTTTTGCATATCAGGTTGGACTTCTTTAATCCGGTACGTCTTGCCTTGGTAATGAGAATGATCGATGGTGACGTGGTGTTTATTGGTTGGTCGAAAAGTTGAAAGAGGGTCCCTTATCGTCAACGTTACATCTGACAAGGTTCCGTTTGCCTTAGCAACCTCTATGTCCTTCATCCATACCTCATCTACTTTCGCAAAACACGAATACAAAGTTTCTCCCTTTGACTCACCAGGCATTGGCCCTTCGTTAGCCTCAGACTCGAAAAAGGAGACAGGGGTCCTGAGCTCACCAGTATGTGTTCTGGGAGGCTTGTATTTAAATGGTTTCATCTGTCTCCTCCTCTGCTGCGAAGGCAAGAGCTAATCCGAATGAATTAAGTTCACTCAAAAAATTATCATCAAAGTATTCAAGCGCATCGTTATAAGCATAACGTGCGCGTTCGAATACTAACTCTTTCCCTTGTTCCTCGGCCAAGATATCAAAAGGGCCGCATTTTCGTTGAATAGCCTTATAAGAGAATGACAGATGATGCTTCAAATTTTCATCCTCATTATGAGAAATATGCATTCGCCTCTTAAACTCTTCAAGAATCTTAGGTGTGATTTCAGTCAATCACATCATCCCCTTAGGCTGAAGTTGTAGTCGTAGTAGTAGTTGATGTTGTAGTGGTTGCTGAGTCGTCTAATTGCAGGGTATAGACTTGAGCAGCATACTCATCGATCGGCTTACCAGTTGCATACTGCTTCGCAATATATAGGGTTGCATCTTCAAGTGCCATCGTTTGATCAAATTTCTTAATTGGATCTGTTCCTCCCACGGCAGCAAGATATTCCCCTTTCACAAAGAACACCGCTTTACCTTTAGGAACAAATTGCGATTCCACAATTGTCGGATTGAAAGGTAAATTGGTTACATAAGCACCGTTAGCATTCTGAACCGTCGCATTCGCTTGAACACTGATTTTATCGAATGGGTTTACGACCATAACAATTTTTCCTGCTACATTTCGGTACTTCTCTGTACCTTTCACTTGATGTGTAGAAAGTTTTTCTACTACACCTTTGAGTTCTTGGACGGTCGTTTTTCCAGGTTCGAAGGTCAGCGTCCCTGCTGCCGCCTTGTCAGTTACCGCGCCTGTTTCTGCATCTACTGTTTTCAAGAGACCAATCGGTTCTTTTTGATTTGGACCGCGCCCAGCAATATAGCCCCGTTCAAGTCCAGCAGACATTGCCTCTTTCATCATTGTTCGTACATAACGTTCAATCCAGGCTGGTCCCAATTTCAACATATCATTGGAAAGTGGAATAAAGGCTGTTAATTTGAGTTGAGTGATCTTCTCTTTACGGAACGTCGCGTTCAGTTGGCCACTAATCCCGTTGAACAAGTCACCCCAAACAGCCGCTCCTTCTGGATTACCGTAAATGAATTCCGTCACAGCTCCAAGGTTTTGAACCCCTACAGCTTGAAGAAACGGATGTTCCTCTACCAAGTCTTTAAATACTCGCTCTTGAGTCGTCTTAGGGAGAGTTTCAGTTTCTTTAAAGCCTCCATCTTCTACTACCGCATTAAAGAATTTCATCTCTTCACTTGTGAGCACATTCTCTCCACGTGACTGCATGATGGCATTATCATTCATCTGTGTGTTTACTTGATTTAAGATATCCTTTTGGACATCTCCAGCAAGAGCTTCAATCATTTCATTTAATGCTTCTGATTGTTTTTCTGCATCCTCATTATGAACGGCTTCAGCGAATGCTTTCTTCTTGTCTTCAAAATTCGTAAATTTAATTGGCATTTTTGTTGCCTCCCTATTTTTAGATATTTAAAAAGAGCTTACTCAAGTTCTGCTTTGGTTGTTCCGCAGGATCAGGAGTATGCTCTTTACCTTGATTACTATTTAGTTGTGCAGCTGGCTCATTTTGTCGGCCGAGCTTTGCGATGAGGCGATCTTTTGCATTTTGGAAAGGTTCTTCCTCTCCATCCTCGTCATTGTCCAGATCCTCTAAATCTTGAATTTCAATTTCCTCTCCTACTACATCGGCTAGTCCGAAAGCGACCGCTTCTTCTGCCGTGAGATAAGTTTCTTCATCCAACAGTTCATCCAGGTCAGCATCAGAACCAACGAAGCGTTTTTTATATGAAGCCCCTAACGCTTTATCAATTTTCTTTAAGTCATTAGCTGTTTTCTCCATTTCTCTTGCATTTCCCCAGACAATAGTGGAAGCGCGATGAATCATCATCATCGTATTCTCTGGCATTATGACTTTATCGCAAGCAACGGCAATCACGGAAGCTGCACTCGCTGCCATCCCGTCAATATGTGCGATTGTTTCAGCCTTGTGATTTTTAAGAATGTTGCCAATAGCAACTCCTTCAAACGCTGAACCACCAGGCGAGTTGATATGAACATGGATTTTCTCTGCATCAATATCTTGGAGTTTCCGTCGAACATTTTGAGCATTGTTTTCACTGAAAAAGAAACCGCCAATTGGACCATAAACATACAAGGAGTACTCTTTGCTCTCCCCATTCGCTTCAAAACGAATATCCGGCCTTTTATTCATCATCTCTTTCACCTGTGCTCTTAGCTCATCTGTCATTCTTTCTCACCCCCTTCAAGTGATCCCATTTCTTGATAGTTCTTCGTTACAATATGCTTATCAAGTTTTGGATCCTCACTATCTTCATGACCCGCTTCTCTACGAATCTCATTTCCAGTAAAAGCGCCTGAAGATACTAGCTTATCGATACTGGAAGCTAAGTCAAATAAATTACTATAAGAAATGCGTCGTATGTCCATTCTTGTTCCATTCATAAAGTCTTTTTTAGTAATGGCCTTGTCATTTAATTCATCCCCGATCATCTTCAACAAAGGATCAATACAGAAGGTCATATAATTCCTTGTCTGTTTCTCTACATCTGCCATTTCCCCATGAAGCAGAGCAATAGGAATGCCAAGAGATTTAGCCACATGATCCAAAAAACCTTTGGCGGTTTTATTAATGTCATCGACGTTTTGAGTCTCAACGGTATTCGACTTTTCATTATAGGTAAAACCCTTTTGTTGAGGAACAATAGCCACAGACTTTTCCGAAATGGCTTTATACATTTTATCGATGAATTTTTGTAATTTGTCCATTGTGTCCGCATCTTTGGTATTGATGCTTTCAAGATCTACAGTGGCACGGATTTGGTTCTTTCTTTTTTGAAATTCAACCAGACGTCCAAAAAGCTCTCCGTAATCTTTAAACACGCCATCAATCAAGGTAGAAATTTTTTCATTACTGTATTGAAAGTAAAAAACATCATCCATCCTGAAAGTTCGGTTATATTCAAAATCTTTAATCATTACCCCTGTAAAAGTGTCACCGACCAATGGATATTCGTTACGAGTAAAGTCATCAGCTATTAAAAGATCATCTGTATCTGACTGTATGATCAAGCATTCGTTGTCATAAACCAATTTATAAATGACTGTTTGCCAAAACGTGCTTGCCGTCATGTTTTTATTCGGACGCACATTTAACCGATAATACATTTCATCTTTTATAACTTCTTTGCCTTTTTTCACCCTGAACTCGGATTGACTGATTGTGCGAGCGATCATGTTAATGCACGTTTGAATAGCCAATCTCTTCAAGTGAACTTTATTCATGTTCTCCTCAAGAAGCTCCATATCCAACATGAAGTCTAGTTCAGAGTGCTTTTTAAATATGTCTAGTAACCCAATCATTCTCACCTCCCTAAAAGCTAATGTCTGCTATCATGAAGTCCGCTTCTTCTTCTAATTCATCATCCGCCTTCCACAGAGCATGAATGAAAGCTTGGAAGCCATCAGTTTTTCGCCTGAATTCATCTTTTTTCAAATATTCCTTGTTGCCATCTTTTTTGATCTTCACATAAACATTATTTGTATACCAACGCATCAATGGATTGTCATCATATATAATATTCCGCTTAGCAAACATCGTCTCTACTTTAGGAGCCAACAGAGAATGAATGGCTTTAGGGTTGCGAATGTATTCTAATTCAAATCCCTCAGCTTCCAATGCAGTTTTAACAAGATCTAGTCTGAATGTATCCGCAATGATCTTAGTCAGTCCATAAATTTCTCTCATTTCCACAAACCAATTAACAATATTGGATATGTCAATGACAGGTTCATCAACGATGGTGAGCAAATTAGCCTCTTCCCATTTCTTTATCGGCGCTTGTAAATTAACTTTGTCTAGGAAACCTTTTCGAACAAAGGAATGAGTTTTCCATACATAATCATCATCTACTTTAAAAAGGAGTCCGACAGCTGCAAAGTCTTTAATACTTGCAAAATCTAGTCCCCCAATACAGGTCCTGTGTTCAAGTTCAGGGAAAGGTCGGTTCGTTGCGAGAATGTCTTCCCATGGGGCAACCGTTTTTGTTAAGTCTACCTCTGGCAAGTTCATCCGCTTCGTCATGAATTCTTCGCGATTGGATGGATCATTAGCAAGTTCCTTGTATTCTTCTTGGACAATATAAAAAAGCTCCTCAGCATATTCACTGCGTGGTTCTGAAAACATAGGGTTCGCTTTTTCCCAAAAAGTTTTATCTTTCACTTCTTCAGGGTTGTCCAGTTTGCAAATGAAAGGGAACATGGAATCATCCAAATCTTTACCTTCTAGGATGTTCATAGCCCGTTCTTTCATTGTGTCTAAATATCCTTCACGAACATATCCATCAGTACCGATGAAAAATTCTCTAGGGTTTCGAACTTTACCAAGACCACTTGAGAATACACGAACTACCTCATTAGTCTGGTACTGGTGGATTTCATCATATATAACACAACCATCACGCAGACCATCTTTTGTACTGGCATTAGAGGTCCGAAATTTCATGATGCTTTTAGTGGCGTTGTTTTTGATTTGAACTTTTGTGCGGTAAAAAGCTTTTTCTAATGGTTCCTTGGATTCAATAGCATCATATACTTCCTCAAAAGAAGTCTTCGCTTGATCTTCACTGTTGGCAACTATTGAAACATTATACTTTGGAATACCATGTAATTCGCTTGTAAGGTAATGGGACAACGCGGAAATTAATCCGTTTTTACCGCCTCCACGACCCATCATTATTAAAAACTTCCGAAAAAAGTTTCTTCCTGTTTCCTTATAAAACAAAAAAACAAAGGCTGCTATGAATTTCTGGAAAGGCTCCAAAGGGAAATACCACTTTTCGGTGAACTTAATAAAGTTATTAATTAATTCTTCATCGAAATAAACATCATCTCTGGATAAGACATATTCCTTCAAATACTCTAATAATAAAATTCGTTCTTTATTAAGTTTTATCTTTCCTGTGTCATAGAGATTTATATAGTTTTCAACATGCTTATTAGAAATCATATAAGATCACTTGGATCACCAGGTCCATCACTTTTGGTCGGATTACCCCCCTCAAAACCAAAGGAACGTTCAATGCTTAGCAACTGAGTATTTACTTTATTCCTCTCAGCAATAAGGGGGTGAGCTTTGGTGTATTCTTGAGCTCCATTCTTAATAGATACTGATTCACCTTCTTTTCTAATCGCAGTATTCATACGCCGAAAGGTTTTAACTAAGTGAATATACCTTTCAACTTTTTCAACCTGGACAAGATCTTCAGTATCAATCCTATTTCTTAACAGTTTTTCAAGTTCAGTAATTTTAACTACCGCCATCCCCCCACCCCCCTCTCACGTAAATTTTTAGGATAAATCTCGGAAATCGACCCCCCTCCCCGTTCCCCGGGTTAAAAATTTTTGTCGAAAATATTAGGCGGGGGATCACCATCGTTCATCGTTCCATTTATTTTTTTTCTTTTTAAATTTGAATCGATTATGCTTTCGATTGTGACAACGAATGCAAAGAGTTTCTAAATTATCAAGTTCTAAAGCTAGCTCTGGGTGTGTATAGATTTCCTGTTTGTGGTCTACGTCTAGACGTTTATGTTTTTCAGGATCATGTTGATCAGTAAATACTTTTCCTTGTCGTTTACATTCCTGACATTCATAATTGTCACGAACTAAAGCTTCTTGCCTTAACACTTGCCAAGCATCCGACTTATAGAAGGCACGCTTCTGGTCTTTGGCCTTGTACTCTGGCATGTTACTCTTCCCTTTTTGTACCTTCTTCATGGCTTCACTTCTTGAGTAGATGGCCATCTTACGTTTCAACGTAATCAAGCTCCTGTCCTTCCTTTTCATAATAGTTCTGTTCTATATAATCCAAGTCATCAGCTATTTGCATAATTCGTGTCGAGACTGCCCTTAGTTTCTTGGACAAATGACCAGCTTTTATATCTATACTCCAATTACCTTTAGTCACTATCTCACTCCTCTATATATAAAAAAAGCAAGGACAAAGGATGCCCTCACTTCATATTCTCTATATGTTTGCCTTCAACAATTGGAACCACTATATTAAAAGAAAGACACCTGCTAATGCAGATGTCTATAAAGTATCTCTCTCTACTTATAGGTGGCAAAGGTAAGGCGTATTTTCAGTTAGTTTTATTAAGAATTTCAGAAATTATATAGATAGTTTTTTGGCACGACTCCTTAAGATTGTCAATGCTATCCTTCTCGATTATCTCATCTAAACCCTCATGAATATACTTTAATCTATTAATGACTGAACTTATGGTTTTGATACTATTATCTTCACCTAAAAGGTAGAAATATTCACTCTTAAACTTCTCTAAGGAATCCAAAATAATGATAGGTTGTATAAGCCCAACAGGTATTTCGTCATCTTTGAACTCTTCAATTAAAGGATTAAATTTACCAATCATGTCCTCTAAATCACTTATAACAATTATACATATATTTCTTTCTATCTTCTCTTCTTTTTTCTTATGAATCAATCTGTTCGAGTCAATTTGCATTCTTGCTACGTACACCGCAACTACACCACCAATCACAGCGCTTCCAATACCAGTTACAACGTTAATAATTATTTTGAAAATCTCGGAGGTAAGTTGAATATTAAATACTGCAAAAATCAATTTGATTATAGTGAAGAATATCTCTATATTGTAAGTTTCATTCATTTATCTTTCTCTTCTTCATATTTCCAGTACCTTCTTCTGAACTCAAAATGTTCTCTGGCATCTTCATCAGCGCGCGTTAAATAACCTGTAGGTGCTTTCTTGTACACTTTTTTTTCTTTACTCTTTTTCACTATTGGTCTTTCTTTTGTCTTAAAAAAAATATAAACTCTCTCAGGATGCTCAGCTGGAATGAACGAAGAACATCCTTCTTCTTCACACTCTACAAAAGAAGTAGGTATGTCTTCGTTACTATAATAAGTCTTAAAATGTTCTTTGCAGTGTGGACAGTTCACTATATACTTTATCTGAAAGAAAGGATCACCCTCGAAATTATTTTCATCAGCTGCAACAGAAAATAATGTTAGTCCCAACTCTCTGCTAATATTGATTTCTGTTATAAATTCAAGAGGGTTGATATATTCTAAATATCTCGTCGGTTTTGATCCTAGCCATTCGTCTAACCTTTTTACGGTGTACTCATTTAATTCATCATGAATTTTTATATCCTCTAATTTTGGAAAGTACATTTTCAAACCCTTCTTTAGTAATATATTTATAGAAATGAATTTGATAATATTCTGATGTTACTTCTAGCCTTGTTTTTATCTCTTCATCACCAACGAACCAATAAACCCAAAGTATATCGTACTCTTTAGATTTGTCAATGGTATCTCGAGTGTCGTAATAAATCTCTGATAACTCTATGGCTGTTTCTTTCTCTTTTGAGCTTGCCTTTATCTTACCGCCTGAACCGTCTGAAAAATGAAACATAGAAACATAGCCTTTTTTTCCAGGTTCATCCTTTGTCATTTCATCAAAGTTACTTTGGATTAGTGCTCTTTCTAATAGCCTCTTTAATCTAAACTCCAAATCAAACTCATTTTTATCTATTTCATCCAACTTACTTTCCATACTCTGAGCAAATTCTTCAATTTCTGTCTTATGTTTATTAACTTTTTCTCGCCACTTTTTCTCTGCTCTTTCAGTCATGTCTCTTGCTATACGGTATAAAGTCTCTTTAAAATCGACTGTTGTAATAAATTCTATGCCGAAGATATCTTGCACTGCTCTTGTTATATAATGGAAAAACACAGTGTATGGAATTGGATTTTCATCAGGTGGCTGTACTATTGTGTACCTTGGTCTCATTCTCAAGGAATATTCGTTGTGTTCCAAGTCAATCGTTACAAAGTAGTAATTATTCTCTCTTTTAACTGTAGTTTGTTGCTTGCTTTTATGGAGAGTAGAGACTGTTTCTGTGAAGGTTAGTTCTATTTTCCGACCTTTTTCAACCTTGCATTCTGTCACCATTAATTCTTCAGGATGGTAGTATTCCAGAAGATTTTTTTCTGGAACCTTCCATCCTTTCTTCTTTAGCCTTTCTTCCATATCATTCGCTTCATATTCTCTAAACTCATCAAGATCATCATTAAAAATTTCGTAATAAAAAATTGTTCTATTTTCCCCATATTTGGTCTCTCTATAGAGAAAATGGTTAGCTTCCTCTTCTGGAATATACCCATTATTCACACCATCTTCCAAAGCTCTAAACATATCAGATTGAATATAGTTGTATTCAACCCCATACTTGTTTAAGAAATTACTCAATCTACTATTAATTATATCAGACTTAAAATCTGGCCTTAGAGTAAATTCATTTGCTACTTCGTTTGTCATAAAAAACACTCCAATAATTAGTAATTTTTACCCACCTCCTTTCCTTCTATATTTTGTGTTCGTTTCCCTTCTTGCAAAAGCAAAATATTTACAAAGATAACAAAAAGTCTTTTATTACAAGCAAAAAAGACTAGATTCGACTTGTTTATTTACTTTGTTATCCCTACGTTTGTTGTTACTATGCAAGGTCCCTTTCTTCACTCTTACGAACCGGATTAAGTCGTAAAGAAGGACACCTACAATATGCAGATGCCCTAAAGTATCCATATTTATCTTGTTGGCAAAAGGTATGATAAATCCCCGAAATTTATTTTTGATAAATAGCAATTGGAGTCAATTCAATTGCAGGACCTTTTAAAGTGAACGAATCTTCATTTATCTCACTGACGTCAAAATCTAATTCATCATTTGGCAAGTCCTTAAGGAGCGACATGAGTTGACTTTTCTTAAATCGCATCTTACCAGGTAGCATCTTAATTAAATCCACTTCTTGCAATGGTTTGTAGATCTTTTTGATCTTACCCAGGATAGTAAACTCCCCCTCTAATTCATAGCGATCTTCATGAAAGTTATCGCTATCCAGGGATGTGAAAAACTTATAGTCACCTTCTACATAAGGCTGGATAATACTTGTAACTTTTTGCAAGTTCATTATAGAACTCATTAATTCATACTCTCCTAATTCTTTAGGTGAAGATGTTACTTCAAGTTGAGATTTAAATTGCTCAAAAAAATCCAATGTAGATGATAACACCAATTCTGCAGGAGATTGTTTGAATTCTCCTTCGACCTCTACAAACTCCCCTGTAGTTAACTGTTTCCATATATCTTCGTCAAAACCATATAGACTTTGAATTAACTGTTTCCCTTCTAACATTTGATGTAAATCTGTAAATAGTGCAGCGGTAGACCTGCTTACACTTCCTTCTCTTTGAGTTTCTCCTTGATTAGTACTACGGTATTTAGCAGCAATTTTCCCAATATTCCCGCTCAACTCAGTAGCAGAATCTTTACCATTAACAGTTGCAAAACTGTACTCCTTCATAAAGTCCTCAATTAACATTTCCAAATACTCTTCAGTTTTCTTCCCATCACACCAATAAATTGTAGGTAAAAACATAAAAACTCCCCCTTCTGTAATTAATAACCAATTCGACAAAGAAGGGGGTATTCCCTCCTATACTACACAAAAAAGACTAGATTCGATTTGTTCCTTGATCTTATTTTCCCCGCGATTAATATAACTTTGAACAGTCCCTTTCTTAATTCCTAGAATATCAGCTATTCTTTCATAAGATAATTGTTCCACTTTATTCATAAGATAAATATCTTTCTCTTTTTTTGTAAGTACAGACAAACAATCTTCCAGCCGCTCCCGATCGAAATCATTCAACTCCTCATGCTCTTCTTCAGCAAATAGAGGCCTGCCTAATACAGTCATGGCTTCTTCTTCCATGTAAACAAGTCTCCTGTATGCTTCTCTTCGGTCAATTCCACGTTTGGCATAAGGTTGTCGGCCGTGTTCTATCCATTCAATGATGTATTGAAGATCGCTGATCATGTGATTGTATTGGTCAAGATCTTCTTCGTCTTTAGGTGTCTTTATGGATTCTTTCAACCGATCACGCAACTTCTTGGTGTGACGAAGCGTTTGCTTGTATTCGTACAGTAACTCAATCATCACGATCAGCCCCCTCTATTACCCCTGTCTACTTCCATCAGCAATGTCCTGTTTGACATGATATTTCAAAGCATTGATTTCCTCTTTCAATGTATCCTTGGCATTTTTCCATCGTTGCCAGTTCCCGTAGTCCTTAGCTTCCTGCTTTCTCCACTCAAAGACTGCCTTCTCCGCTTCTTCTTTCTTATACTTTTCAGCTGCAAAGAATGCCTCAGTGTAAACTTGTTTTCGAGTGGCGTATGTCATCTTACTAATCTCTGCAAACTCAGCCGCTAACTTCCCTACGAAGACTAATTGCTTTGATTTAAGTTCTATAAGTCGCACCCGCATTTCTGGATGGCACCTTTCAATCCTCTGCTGATATCTAAGCACCTCGTCCAGGTAAGCTTGTAGGTAATCCGCTTCTGGACGAGTGTTGGAATTCATGTCATCCATTTATCCGCTTATCGTACTCAATCAGTTCTTCATCTGTCTTTCGTTCAAATGCTTCCGGGTGCCAGCCTTTCTGCCAGACTAAACGAGCAATCATTTCGTTCCGTTCATGTTCTGTCATCATGATACCTCCCTAAACAATTTCTTTTCCCATAGTGTCGTATCCATGATTGTTCATGTATTTCTTAAATGTTTTACCATGACTCATACCAGCTGCTTTCTTTATATCTTCAGGATTTACCCCTCTTTGGATACAGAAGCGGATATCTGAGAATGTCATATCCTTACCTTTGGCCATTACTCTGTCAACCTTGTTTACTTCTAACTGGCTCCCTAGCTTGAGAAGTTCCTGGCCAACTGGACACGCCTTACATGTACGTATTAATGCTGTTGAATCTTTTCCTTTCTTCTTCTTGCACTTTTTGCAATGATTTCTCTCCAATTCGCTTATCCGGTTTAATACCCTTTTATTTAGCACCGCTTTCACCTTCTTTATCTCCTTGGATTAGCATTGATAAAATCGTTTGTAGTTAAAGGTTTGGGAACGATTTTTCCACTTGCTCTTTTAATCAATCTAGAAGTTGGAAAAGTTTCTGATTGATAATCTATTGTTTTTCTCTTTAACCTCAACCATTTGTAACTATGTTTTCTTTGTCTTTTCATTTTGCTTCCCCTTAAATCCCTTTAAAACTACGCAGCAACTTCTTCTTTAAAGAATTTCTCTACCTTTTCCAATTCGCTATTCCCTACACTTAATCTAGTGTCCATGTTTAAAGCGAAGAATCTGATAGTTTCACAAACAAATTCCTCAATACTTTCTCGTAGTATGTCTTCATCTTCCTGACAAAACTTCCAATGTTCCCAGCTACCCCAATTCAGAAAATCTTCTTTACTAAAGCTAAACTTTCTCTCGTTTTTCTCTTCCTGCTGGAGTTTTTGATGACAGCAAGTACAAGTGTCCCTAACTGTTTGGTAATTAACTGTAACTTCTTTCATGTCCTTTCACCCTTTCTTGCTACTCTCAATGAGTCTTATCCTCACTTTTTTGGTTTAAACTCTTGTAACTGGAGCGCATTTCTTAGGTCTGACATTATAATCAATAGTCACGACCCTTTCGTACTCCAGTTCAGAACCACAAGCACCACAATATGTTTCGCCTTCATCTTCAAGCTCCCAGGCGTCATAGTCTACGTTTCCGCAATAAGGACATTTAAAATCAGATTCGTATTCTAATTCTTCTGGATCCTCATTCAATTCAACAGGTTTCACAGACAAGATGTCCATTTCAATGTTATAACTACAATGCCGGTAACTCTTTCCGTCTATCACCATAAAGCCACCAAAATCCATGTCCTTATACATTTCAATACCATTTATTACTTTAACAAGCTCTGCTTGTTCTTCTTTTTGATTAATTTGAAGCTGAATATCACGTATTCTAACTTCCATTTATTTCACTCCTTTTCTGAGGACGCTTTATTTCATGAACACCATCCAATGAGTTTTTATATCTTCTGTTTCCGAACAAAGGCTTTTGGCCAATTGCTTCAATTACCTATTTGGTACTTATTTGGTCCTCATTCCATTTGAAAATCAGCGTTCCATTCTTCTTCAAAACCCTCATGCATTCGTTAAACCCTTGCTGTATATCAAACTGCCATAATTCATCTAGTCTCCCGTACTTCTTTGCCAGCCAGGAACCTTCTCCGGCTTTTAATAGGTGAGGAGGATCGAATACGACCATGTAGAATGATTCATCTTCAAATGGCATGTCTCTAAAGTCAGCAACAAGATCAGGGTTCACTTCTAACTTTCTACCGTCGCAAAGTTCTTCTCGAATCTGTCTGTTATCCATGTATAGCGTGTCCTCGTGTTCTTTGTCGAACCAGAACATCCGACAAGCAACTAAAATCCTTTGCATATTCTTTCCTCCTAAAACCACTTGTTACTGTCTCTTGTTACATCCACTTCAGAAGCTCTTGCAATAGCCAACTTCCTAACCAGCTGATGATAATCCAGTCCGTCGGTGTCTTTGATCCCTAGTTGATGTAGCTGATCGATAACATGCTTTCGTTTGTATTCAATCTCTGCCACCTTCACGACCTAACCCCTTCTTTCTGCCGAACAAATTAACTACCTGTCCTTGTGGCTCACTTTGCACAATGGTTAATGGGTTGAAAAACCTTAGTGTTGACTGGAGCATGTGGTGTTGCTCTTCCGTTAAAGCTACTGGATACAAAGTGTCATTCTTTACATACATCAGAACTACTTGGTCCTTCATACGTTCACTCCTTTTCACACCAGAGTAGAATCAGCCATCCCAGAAATACGAAACATATAAGCGATCAATTCAATCACGCTTTTCTCACCTCAATATCCATCCATTTGGCGACGGTGGTTAATTTCGTTCTTCTTCAGATAGGCTTCTTCGATTTCTTTCAGTGAAAAACCTAAGGTCTTTCCAATCTGGAAGAACGATGCTAGAAGGTTGTCATAAGTTTGTTGATTAGAATTAGCTTCGAAATCAGCAATAGCAATAAAACAATCATTAAAGGTATCAGTTAAACTTCCACCCCGCGTATAGCCTCCATGATTCTTATGGAAACCAGTATGATTTCCGAGACTCAATGCGAAGTGAAGACCGTCCGCGTATTCCTCTAAAATGACTTCTCTAGGACTGGCTTTTTTATTACTCCAATGCTTAAAGCATCGAGTTTCATTAGCCAGCTCTGCTACCTCGACTTTTAAAGCAAGGAACAAGTTAGGTATTAAGTTTTCTCCTTCAAGCCCTTTTTCTTTAATAATGTGAGCATCAAGCCCGCCCTGGATTTCGTATAGTTTCTCAAGATTCATTGAGCTAACCCCTCTTCTCCAATCCATTCTTCAATATCCTCAGGGGTTGCTCTCCGCACATAGAAGCACTGACCTTCAACACGGATAATGTCTGAGACATCATCATCCATTGCTATTAAGCGCTTGGTTATATTAACCTCAGGAGAATCATTTTTAGGTAATCGCAATGTACGTGGTGAATGCTCGTTTTTCTCCAGATATCCCTTTTCAACCAAATTATTCAAATGCTTATGCACCGTGGAGCTGGAGGTAAGGCCGACATGATCGCCGACCTCTCTCACGGTTGGAGATACACCCCGCTCCTGAATGGATTTAATTACAAATAAAAGAATCTGTTCTTGTTTCTCGGTAAGATCTTTCATCAATTCCGCTCCTCACTTTTCAACAAAGATAATGTAATCGTATTTATGTGGCTTGCTATGGTACGTCCGAATAACACTCATTTCATCCCCGTTCTGGTCCTTCTCCACCATTTCGCACACGTAAATTTTCAAGAGCCCTCCGCTCCTCCTGTTCCATAAAGTCCTCAAAGGCTTTGTCTGTCGGCTCATCAATCAATGCTTCAAAGAAACAATCATATTTGTCGTAGTAGTAATAAGGGCCAAAGTGGTCGGACGCTTCAGTACGCAATTCTTCAGCTGCTTCAAAGTGAGCATGTACAAAGGCGTGACACTCATGACAAAGGGGCGCTCCATTCCTTGGGTTATTTCGACCACTCCCGGATCGGAACTTTCTGTGATGGATCTGGGTATGGGGATTCATGCATATCTGGCAGTAATCCCCGTAGATCCGCTTCACTTCTTTTCTTTGCTTGGTAGTAAATTCTGACCTTTTGGCCTTGGAAGGTAAACTATCTGACTTTAGCTGTTGTTCTTTGCTGTAGGGATGAATCATGATGGCATCACAAGTTGGGTGTATGCCGCTAATGCTTCATGAGTTTTCTGCGCCTCTCGATATTGACGCTGGAACCGCTCATTGTTATTAGTCAGGATTTCAATCTGATTGAGATGTACTTGCTTTTCCCGTTGAAGATGTTCAACCTTTAATTGAGTTATTTGGTGAGCTTGCTTTTCTTCGTTCAATTGCTTCTCGACAAGAAGGACAGTTTGTTTAGGAGAGCTAGACTGTTCCTGCAGCACATCAAATTGTTCTTCCAGATCACGGTACTTATTCTCTAATGCTTCATATTCTTTGGAGATTTGCTCCAACTTTAAAGACTTCGTTTTTAGTTTCTCTTCCAGGTCACCTTTGATTTGATTGAGCCGCTTAATTTCCCCATTCACTTCCTCTAAAACCTTTTCCAGTTTAGAATTCTGAACATCTTTTTCCGCTTCTTTTTCTTGGACTTCTTCTTTGATTTGGTCCTGCATAGAATGGGATTGTGCCTTATTCCTTTGCGCTTTGCTCATGTTCTTTTTGGCGATTTTTTTCATTTCATCGAGCGATCTCCCTATGAAGTCCCAAGAATCTTTCTTTTTACTAACATCAGGCGGATGCATCCCCCATTGTTCCGCTATCTTTGCATCCGACCACCCTTTTTCTTTCATCTCAATATAATTTAACGGATTGACGGCCATTCGCCTTCTCCTCTCATCTTCATCCATCTTGTAAGTGGTCAATGTATCATCATAAGTTTTACTCATCGAATCACTCCTCCATAAGATTTCTAAGCCGAAGGTACCTCGGCCTCGCCATACCTTCTATCTAAATCCACGAACTTCCCATACTCTTTAATGAAAGCTAATTCTACTGTCCCAGTAGGACCGTTCCGCTGCTTCTTCAATATAATTTCAACGATGTTTTGATTTTCCGAATCGTCATTGTAATAATCATCCCGGTATAGAAACCCAATAACATCCGCATCCTGTTCAATGTTTCCGGATTCTCTTAAATCACTCATCATTGGGCGCTTATCCTGTCTAGATTCCACACCTCTTGATAACTGAGAAAGAAGGATGATTGGTATATTCAATTCTCGAGCGAGTAGCTTCAACTCACGAGTAATAGAACCAACCTCTTGATCTCTTCTTTCGTAAGAACCAACTACGCTCATGAGTTGCAGATAGTCGATAACCACCATATGATTATCTCGATTCAACTCCTTAACAGATCGTCTTATGGCCGCTCTCATTTCCGCGACAGTTCTTGCTTTTTCGTGAATATCTAAGTCCCAGCCGGTCATTTCTCCGATAGCATTGATGCCTTTGTTGTAATCCGCTTCTGAGAAACACATCGTCTGCCATTTCTGACCATCGATATTTCCTTGAGCACTGATCATTCTATGAAGAAGTTGCTTTGCCCCCATCTCAAGACTGAAGACATCAGCGGATCCACCATTCTTGCAGTGACCCGATGCCATGTTTAATGCGAAGGCTGTTTTCCCCATTGATGGCCGGGCAGCTATAATGAACAAATCTCCTCTATGCGGACCGCCACCGGTCATATCATCGAAATCCTTAAAGCCGATAGGATATCCATGGGCTGATTCATCTGGAGGTGAGACCATATCATTGGCTATTTCAGTTAGATAATCATAAGTACTTTTCTCTTCTACCTGGACACCTACGCCTCTTAGGTCAGTTAGTGATTTTATTAATTGATCAAGGGAATCGTCACCAGGTTGTTCAGCATACTTGAGCGCTAATTCCCTCTTCATTCTGTTTCGATAAGCATCGTATATCATTTGCTGATAATGCATCACTGGTTCTGTGCTTGGCACCGCATCAGCAAGTTGAATCAGGTAAGTTACCCCACCACATTTATTGATTTCTTCGCCAAGTTCCGTAGAAACAGTAACTGTGTTTACTTCCTCGTTACGATCCGCTACATCTTTCATAGCTTCGTAGATTCTGCTATGCGACCCTTTGTAAAAATGGGAAGGTTCCAGAGTCAAATTTCCGATGATAGAACTCTCTAAGAGAATCGCCCCTAATACGGCTTGTTCTGCTTCGTAGTTATTGACCATTTGTTTTCGCCTCCATCAGCTCTTTTAATTTGGCTTGGAAGCGGTCTTTCGTTTCTTGCGGTACATTTTCAGCTTCCTTTCTCCATTGCTCCATTTTCCTCAAGCTTTCATTATCCTTAGGAGCATAAGCTGATATTTCTGCAATTGAAGGTGGGAACTTGTTGGCAATGATATGTTCTTCAACCTTCTTCATCACTCGTTTAAAGTCCATGTCCCGCATCATTCTTGTCCAAGTATTCAATTTATCTTGAGCTTCTTCTGTGGATTCAGGCATAAAACGAGGATAGATATTCTGCAACACTTTGAATATCTCAAGAACTTGTTTTTTATCCACTGACGTCCAGCTCCTCCCAGTTCACTTTCCGTTGCCCCTGTTTAGGTTTGCTGCTAACATCAATCATTCCAAGTAGCTGAGACTTATTTTTAATACCTTGCTTCTGCCAGAGGACTAGTTTTCGATAAATGAATTTCCATGTGCGGCCATTTCCCCTTACCGCATCTTTAATGGCTTCTAAGATCATTTCTTCTGGATCCTCAAAATCAAAGCTCTCCATGACATCAATCAGATCGTCCCTTAAAGTGGCAGTCAGTCCCCCAGGAGTCACGATATGGTTATCAATCAATGCTTGAATAATTTGGTCTCCCCCACGCACGGGTTCCTCCTCTTTTAATTCTTCTTCTTGTTCTTCTTCTTCTTTTTCTTGCCCCCTTGACGCGGACGTATCGTGGTACGTGTCGTACAAATCCTTTATTGACGCGTTTTTAACGTTATCTCCCACAAAATGGATAAGAGTCCGATCTTTTACTTCACCCAATTCTTTCTTTACGCAATCCAGCATCGGTTTACCGCCACGGTTGAGGTTATATTTGCCCCAATTTTTAATGGCTATCTCTCTAGTTTCCGGGTTATAACGAATCAATTTGTGATAATTCATGAACCGATCGAATAAGCTATTAATAGCTTCATTTGAATAGCCAAGCTCAAAAGCTGCTTTCTTCTTAGTGATCTGATATATACCTGTTTGAGTCGTATTTGGGTTGGTTAATAAATAAAGGTAAAAGAGCTTGTCTTCAGGTGACATTTCTTCCGTCACTTTCGCATCGTCCCAAAATTCTGTGTACACTTGCCTAAATTTTGCCATCTAGTAACCCTCCTGGATGTGTGGTATAATGCATTCAGGTATTTAAGGAAGCGGCTGATGGTGGTGCATCTAACCGCTTCTCGATTATTACAGGGGCCTCCAAGCGTTCACCCATTGCATTGCTTCGTCGAAGTCATCCCTTTTGATTTCACGATATGTGGGCGTTTGGAAGGCCTTTCTTAATTGGCTGTGAATTCTCGAATACATTTGCTTCTTCGACTCCAGTACTCCCATAACTCCATCAACAAATAATTGCTCTACTCGCTTCTTGATAGAATGCTGAAGAGCTTGTGCCTGAGCATGCTTGAGAGTCAGTTCATTCTCGAAACGAGACTCCAACGTAGAAACCTTTTCTTTGATTTCTCCAATTTCCTCAGACGTTTCAAGTGATAGTTTCATGGATGCCATAAGCTGTTCTTTATCAGAAAGGACTCTAGGTTGATTGCTCTCCATTTCTTCAAACCTTGTTACATATTCAGCTGTAAACAGCACACCTTTTTCACCCGTCATTTTGTTAGCTACCATGTCGCATCCTTTTCTGGTTAGGAGATAATGTTTATAAAGTCGTCCTGTTCCTGCTCTGTAGTTGTTTTCAATGAAAAAATCATCAGTCCCCAAATTTGGGTTTTGGTCAATCACTTTCACGTAGTTATCTATATCTCTCACCAAGTGATCATGTCTTTTGTATGTCATTTCAGCGACTTCACGACTATCAACGAGAAGTTGCCCGTCATAAGTAACGAGATTTAGTTGATTCATGTTTGTCCTCCTTCTGAAAGGGCGATATGGATCGCCCGCTCCCTTTATGAAATAATGTGAATGCGACTTGCTTTGACTTGATCTTCAAGAGAAGATTCTAAGTAATCCGCAATGTTTTCCATAGCTTCAAGTTCCCAGGCCCCACCATCCGCTTCAAACAAAGCACATTTCGGTCCAGACCTCATTCGGAAGACGAAATCACTCTCAGGCTGATCCACCTCAACAAACGTTCTACGAGGTGCCAACTCCACTGGATTAGGAACTTTAACGTTCCCAACAGTAGCAACGCCAGTACGAGCGGTAACTGCTTGAGAAATTCCGTCGTCCCCTACTTCTTGGACACCTTCTTCTTTGATGCTGCCAACGACTTTCAACATAATGTCTCGGTCTTCATTCTTAACGAAACATGATTGCAACTTGATGTTGAAGGCCTCCGTATCATAGAATTGATCAAACCTGAATTCAGGAATCATAGCATCGGCCACAATCACATGGTCACGCTCTTCATCAGCGTTTGTTTGGGAAAAGACCTTAACGCGGGTTGGACTTTCAACATGAATCATAAGTGGAATGGATCCATCAAATTCGGATTGAATATAATCGACAAGTCCAGATAAGCTCCTTACACCAATGGTTGAAGGTGTCGGTTTCTTCAATAAATGAAGTGGTTGGTTAGAATATTGTTGCTTGTTAACAGTAAATACATCTGTAGTACCGAGTTTCACAAGGTATTGAGCAAATTCTTTTAACAAAAGTGCCACTCCTTACTTTTCTTTGGATTTTTTGAATTCGTAAATCTTTTCTCCATCATCTTGTTTGATCCCGTCCTCTTCAAAGTACGTTTGCCCTTTGACTCCTGAACGTAGTTCTTTTCCAATTACTTGACCGTTGCTATCCGCTCCAATCATTACACTGGATGGAACACTTACAGCCGGAGCGAGCTTCGATTTCACTTGGACTGTCAGACCAGCTATTTCACGCTGTTCATTTGGCTGGTAAACCAACTCGATGGTGATTTTCCGCTTCACTTTCGCTTCCGTATTGCGATCAAACATGTTTTCTACCACACGTTGGTGCTCTGAATTAAATTGCTCCTGTAAAGCGCCGTCTGCAACTTCACTCAATTTCATTTCATACTCGTCCATATGTATCACCCCCAATCTGATGCCAGCGCATCGTTGAGACCAGGAACACCTCAACTATTAGGAAAAGGGGGGCGCCATTCCTGATCTCAACGACAGGCTGAACCTGTCGATATCATTTTGACCACTCCTTATACCTTGCTCTGCGACTAACATGCATGGTAAGCTAGGAGTACTCGTAAATGATTTGATTGTTTAAAGTCATCCGGACCGCCATCCGGGTGGCTTTTTTCATTTAAGTAAGTGACTCTGAATTTGCTCTAGATGTTCTTTTTGAGCAGGTCCAACGCGGATTTTTAAATCATCACAATACTTAACAAGCTTCTTTATTTCTCTGTCAGATGCCGCTTTTTCTTCGCTCGAAATGTATTTTTTAAGGATTACCTTGTCATCCTCTACATAAATTTCTACTGGATCCTTTTCATAGATTTCTAGATTTCTTCTAAGCTCCTTCGGAATTACCACACGACCAAGCTCGTCTACTTTCCTTACAATTCCTGTTGATTTCATTTACTTTCTCCCCCTATTTCTAAATTGATTAAAGCGTTTTACTTTTAGAGCTGCTAAATTCACTTCCTTCCTTATGATGACGGTCGATTGGAAGCTCCATGCTCTTTTTAAACCTTTGGGTGAAGATCTTCATTTCACCGGAAGTCATTTGCTTCATTCAACCCCTCCCCTTCTAAATCAACCAGAAGTACCAGGTGCACATGGCCAAGAACCCAAGTAAATAGACAACGTCTTTCCAATCCCTAATGTTCATGAAGCAACACTCTTTCTTTCCAACCACTTAACCAAGAAGTCCTTCGTTTTATCCGCAGGAAAAAGCCATTTTGTACCAACCTTGTACTTCGGGAAATCTGCATCAAAGAAGAACTCTTTTTGGATAGTGTTCCAAGATAAACAAGTTCTTCTCATCAGCTCTTTTCGATCCCAAAACACTAATTCAGAATCAACTTCCTCTAACTTCTCTTCAATCTTTTTCAGGTAAATCTCTCTTACTTCAGCTTCATCAATTTGAACCTGGATCATGAGCTTCACCTTGCCTTTCTTGAACCTCCTCATAAATTTCGATAAGAAGTTTTTTCTTCAACTCATATTTCTCTAGTTCAGAACAGCTATCTGTAGATTCCATGTTGTCACCCTTTCATTTTTGTCGCCTATCTGTTGACTAATCAGGTAAAAAAAATAGTCCAGTCAACTCCCAATATGTTGGATAACTGTTTGGCAAGAGTAACAGATGGCTTTTTCTTATTGTTTTCTATTAAATTGTAGTACTGACGAGAGATTCCTAATTTCTGTGCAACTTCTTCTTGAGTGAGTTTCAATTCTTTCCTTTGTTCTTCAATAACCCCCATGTTTTCACTCCCTTCTATGTTGTCGCCTATCTGTTGACTCAATGTTAAATCAACGGTGAGGCGATTGTCAACAAATAATTTACAGTAAAACCAGTGTTTTCTGCATATTTTGTCAACCTATTGTTGACACCAGCGATAAAGAACCTTATTATAGGTACTAGTCAGGAGTGATTAAAAATGTTTGGAGAAAAATTAAAATCATTAAGGAAAATAGAAGGATGGACACAAGAATTTGTCGCTAAAAAGATCGGTGTTTCAAAACAAACTTATAGTCACTATGAAAGAGAAAATAGAACACCCAGTTTAAAAACCATACAAAAATTAGCAAAAATTTATGACGTAGATCTAGATGAAATTTTTGGATCAGAAAATGAACAAGTAAAATCTGAAAAAGAGGAATCAGTAGTTTATGAAGTTCCAGCATTTGAAAAGTTACCTATCGTGGGACAGATATCTTGTGGAAATGGAGAAGTGGCATTCGAAGAAATTGAAGGTTATGAAGACACACCAAAATCATGGTTAAATGGAGGGTCCTATTTTTATCTAAGAACTAAAGGCGATAGTATGAGCGGGGCTCGGATACATGATGGGGATCTTGTGTTAATTAGACAACAACCTGATGTAGAGGACGGGGAAATAGCTGCAGTCTTAATCGATGATGAGGCAGTTTTGAAACGTGTATATAAGAGAAACAACACTTGCATTTTACAATCTGAAAATCCTAACTATCCCCCTCGTTTTATTTCTGATGATGTAAAGATACTAGGTAAACTTAAGAAAATTGTTATTAATGTATAGGAGGTTTATACATGCCTATAAGCTACAGACAACATGGAAAAGGAAATTGGGAATATCGCATAAAGTACGTAGACCCGTTAACACAGAAAAGGAGAGAAAAATCCAAAAGAGGATTTAAAACCAAACCAGAAGCAAGGTTTGCTGCACAGGAGATGGAAGATAAGCTACTGAACAGTTACGAAATCGTTACTGAGACTGCCCTTTTAAAAGACTTTCTTGATGAATGGCTTAATGAGTATAAAAAGAATTCAGTAAGAAAGAACACATACGAATTACATCGTAGAAATATTGAGAACCACATTATCCCTTATTTTAAAGAAATAAAATTAAAAGATGTAAAACCTGTGATGTATCAGAAGTTCTTAAATCACCTTTATGATTGTGGATACAGTAAAAGGACTAGACAAATCGTTCACGGTACTATGAGGGGTGCTTTGGAGAAAGCTTACCACCTTGAGCGAATTAAGAGAAATCCTTGTGAAGGGGCTATCGTTAAAGGGGAAGATAAAAAATTAGATATCAAATTTATTGATTCCTCTGATATTAGCTCATTTTTAAGTGAAGCTTACAAATATGGATATATACATTGGTTATTTTTCAAAGTAATGATTGAGACAGGTGTGAGGAAGGGTGAAGCAGCTGCATTACAGTGGAAAGATATTGACTTTAAAAATCGCACTATAAACATCAACAAGACATTAGATTTCCAAGCACAACACGATGGTGAACTATTCGGATTAACAAAAACGTATCACTCAGAGAGAACCATAACCATTCGCCAATCATTGGTTAATGATTTACAATTCCATTTGAAACAGCAGAATCAAAATAAAACTGCACTTAATGATGTTTATCGTCATGATCTTGACTTAGTACTTTGTCGTAAAGATGGTAATTTCATACCGAAATCAACTCTTTTCAACGCCTTTTCAAGAATTCTTAAGCGTTGTGATCTTCCACCTTTACCTATCCACTCCTTGAGACACACCCACGCTGTATTGCTGTTAGAAGCCGGTAATGATATGAAATATATCCAAGAAAGATTAGGTCACGGCAGCATGCAAATCACATCTGATGTATACTCCCATATTTCAAAACGAATTGAACAACAAAGTATCGAACGTTTTGAAGAGCACATGAACAAATTACCTTTCTAA